CCCTCCAGTGCCACGTGCAAATGCATAGAACTTCCTAGTCATTAACGCTGGAAACATTGGTATACATGGATTCTCCTTAGCCTCAATCTTTAATGAAGCCACTCGGCCTTGGCTAGCCTGATCGATTATATAAAAGGGACAGAATAGTGCCGCCGCATATAGCCGCGCACATCCAGATAATTTTATTTGTGCCCGCTGTTCAAGTCCATTAGGTCGATTAGGTCCACGGTATTTTCCGCCTCCCAATGTCTTGACAGTCGCTTGTGATCCTTGCTGAGGTCTTCCAGCTCCTCTAGGTTTAGCTCCCCGTTTAGCTTCTTTCTGCTTCTTCCGCACGTAATCATCATACATGGATTCTATTTGGGTGGTTGTTTTCCCTTTCAGTCGCTCTTTATTCATAGCTATCCAGTCTGATTTCTTCATTGGAGGAGGCTGTCCGTTGCCATAAGGGTTAAATCCTTCGAAAAAGGTTTGTATGAAGTCATCTGCGCACTCGTGCGTTACAATTTGTTCATTGCCGTAGGGTTTCCCCTCCAGCCACTTCCGCGCGAATCTATTCATCGCGATGTCTTCAGGGTCAGTCCACACATAATCATATGGTGTCTTATTCTTAGGTTGGGGTAAGGATCGCAAAAGACCAAAAACCTCCCGCCATTGGCCGTCCGTTGGTGGTGCCCACTGATCGATATATCCATCGATCTGAGTTTTCCAATCAAGGAAAGCCGCTTGCTTCGTGTTTCCGGTCCCGGTAACCAAAACCCCACTAGGTAATAAACATTGAGAGATGGCTGTGTGCGTCATCCCAATCTGTTTATAAGTAGGTTCGGTCAAAACGTATTGCTGTCCAGATGATGTCTGTCCATTGCCATACGGGTTGAAGGATCCCTGTTTAAACATGGTCGCCAAGCGCGCTGCAACCGCTCGGTCATCGTTAAAGGTAAGATGAGGACCAAACACATCCCACAAAGGGTGGTACGGTTTCATCTCGTCAGACAAATTAGCAAAGGCACGCACGCCTTGTGATAGTTGAATCCAAAACACCATCTGTTGCTCCGCCGATCCGTGCTCATATCCAGTACGTTCAGCTAACTTCACTTCAGTGGGTTTCGAAGTCATCTTAATTTCAGGTTTGGTCGTAGTAAGCGGAACTCGCTGCTGCTCAACCTTGGTAACAGGCTTACCGGTTGTGCTGCACTGCTCAATCTTACCAACGAGCATATCCATATAATAATTGGGATCATAGTACTCCGAATTATCAGTAAACTGTGGTCGGACAGCGCTTGTCGCCGCCTCCTTGTAAGTATCGCTGCGGGGATGAAGGCTCTCGGCAGTAGCTCGCCGTAAGAACTTATAGGCAAGTATCTGCTCCGCTTCCTTCTTCGTCGAAGCGACAGAGGTGTAATTAAAACCCCCGAAAATGAGGTTTCCAAGAAAAGTAGGCATGTTTGATGTGCCGATTTGGTGTGTGATAAACTCAGGTGTTCCCAGCCTCTGTTGAGCTGCCATATCCAGCAATCTCCCCTTATAGTTGACAACTCTTGAGTAATCATTACCAGGCTCACCGTCCCAAGGTAAAGGTTCACTATTATTCACTGTTGACATTGTGTCAATCTTTTTGGGCCATCCACCCCCGGCTTCCAACCTAGACTCAAGTCCCAAGTAGAATATGGTTAGCGCTTCACGGGTTGGAGCCCCCAAACGGACCAGTGCTTTAATCTGTGGGTCTCCAGAATGAGTCTGGGCCCATGTAAGTACACGAAGATACGCCATGCGTATTGAATCCCACTCATCATGCGCAAATGACAGCATCACTATTGAATAGAAACGCTGTAAGAACACAGAGAGCGAGGGAGTTTTGTCGGTGTATACCAATGGCACCAACAAGCGATCTAGATTCCACTTCGGCATATAGTAGCCATCGCCTCTATTATGAAAAGAGAATCCTAGGAAAGATAGTTCTCCAAGCGGGGTTTCCTTTCCTCCGCCGAGCAACTTCAACTGTAGGCCGTGATAGTATAATAGACGATTCGCTATTAACTCCTTATCTAGCATTGCTTCGAATGGTTCCATCAACGCTGACGCGTTATCGTCACCATAAAGCATTACTAACTGCTCGAACACTTCCTCAAAGGATGGGTAGTGGCCATTACGCGTATAAAATGCATATATAAGTAAATCCGCCACAACCTCCATCCCAGCCTCGATGTTATTTGCAGTTGTCATACCAGATCCTGAATTATTCCC